ACCCTGATGATAGTACTGATTATGTTATCCCTGCTATTATGGCTAACGACAATAAAAATAATACTTATATAGGTTCATTATGGGACTATTTCGGCTTACCCGTGAACACGTCTAATACTATAACTGGTGTTAGCGCTCTTCCATTCCGCGCTGTCTACCTTATCTGGAACGAATGGTTTCGAGATGAAAATCTCCAGAAATCCGTTAAAATCCAGAAAGGCGACACCAACGAAATATTGGTTTCTTCTCGCGTTTCTGATCAACCTTCTTGGTTGTTCGAATCTGGAACTGGCATTTTCCCTGGGTACCCTTGTCCGCCACGCGGTAAGCGTCATGATTACTTTACTTCTGCTCTTCCGTGGACACAGAAAGGACCTGGCGTTTCTATAGGTCTTGCTGGTACCGCTTCTATAGTCGATCCTTCGCCTACGACTGGTTATCTGCTCCACAGCACTTCTAATCAGCTTGCTGCTGTCTCTGCCTATGGTGGCCATGCCTCTAATTCAGGCGGTAATCGTTCTACTTATGGTTCAGATTCGATCACCTTTAACCGAGGTTCAGGCTCTGACTTTTCTAATATCGGTGGCTTTGCTGGCAATTCTTCTGATAAGATTACTATGTCAGCTCAGCCTGCTTCTGGTTTTCTTGCTAATGATTCTTATGTTGACTTGGATACTTCGAGCATTTTTACTATTAACAGCTTACGTACAGCCTTTCAGATGCAGAAGTTCTACGAACGCCTTGCTCGTGGTGGTAGCCGGTACACAGAAGTGCTTCGCTCTTTCTTTGGTGTAGTTTCTCCTGATGCTCGTCTTCAGCGTCCGGAATTTCTCGGTTCTTTCACTAAAATGGTAAATGTTAATCCAATAGCTCAGACTTCTGCAACCGACAACACCTCTCCTCAAGGCAATCTTTCTGCTTATGGTGTTACTGCCGCTAAGTTTCATGGTTTTACCAAATCTTTCGTCGAGCACGGCTATATTATAGGCTTCGTCTCTGCCCGTGCCGACCTTACTTATCAACAGGGTATCAATAAGATGTGGCTTCGTTCTACGGTCTATGATTTCTATTGGCCAACATTTGCTCATCTTGGTGAACAGGCTATTGAGCTTCGCGAGATCTATGCTCAAGGTACTGAAGCTGATACTACTGTTTTTGGCTATCAGGAACGTTATGCCGAATATCGTTATAAACCTTCGCAGATTACAGGCAAGTTCCGCAGCTCTGTAATTAATGGTTCTTTGGATAAGTGGCATTTGTCCCAGTTCTTTAATAATGCCCCGAATCTTAACGAAGAGTTTATTATTGAAAATCCGCCTATTGAGCGCATTATCGCCGTTCAAGATGAGCCTGAGTTCCTGCTCGACATAGGCTTCCGCTATACTACTGTGCGTCCTATGCCTATGTTCGGTACGCCCGGCCTTGTTGATCACTTCTAGAAGGAGTTGGTTTTATGTCATGGCTTTCTAATACTTTAGGAAGCGTTGCTGGTTCTGTATTAGGATCTGCAGTTCAGAATCATTACAATTCTGCTAATGCCGCACAGGCTAACGCGTGGAACGTTGAAAACTATAAACATCGTTATCAATGGGCTGTAGAAGATATGCGCAAGGCTGGTCTTAATCCTATTCTTGCCGCAACTAATGGTATAGGCGGTTCTATATCTGGAGCTTCAGCCGCTTCTGTAGGCATGAGCGATATAGGTTCTACTATGAATTCTGCTAAAGCCGCTAGTGCCGCTGAAAGGCAGGCTAAGAATGCTGAGCATCTTGCAATATCTCAAATTGATAAAAACGTCGCAGAAGCCGATTCTGTGCGTCAGAGTACCCATGGTACAGTTCTTCAGAACGGTATTCTTGCAAACGATCTGAATCTTCGTGAGCAGACTTATGAGAAACGTCTTGGTTACGAGCTTGAGAAGATGAATCTGGAGCTTGAAAACCTTCGGCTTCAGGGTTCTTACCTTAGCTCTGGTGTTTTGAATAATATTGCTTCTGCTAATCGTGCTAATTCTGCTGCCGCTTTTGATAATATTCAAACTGAAATGGCAGGTATGGAACGTGATTTCTATAAAAATATTGAAAGTCTTACAGGTGCTCCTAGGTCTGTCGCTAGTGGTGTTGGTTCCGCCATCAAAAATGTTATAGGCTTCCTCGGAGGTCGCTATTTTGGAAGGAGATAATTATGTCTAACAAAACTACTATGATTCTTACCTTTATCGTTTCTGTTGTCGTTCCCTTTATTCAGGAAGTTGTGGATCTAATTGAAGCTCTTAAAGGTAGAGCTTCTTCGAATACTGTTACTGCTAAAAAAGTTGCCTCTGATTTTCAAACCGATGTTGCGCAACTTGTTGAGCCAGTTGCTAATAAGAATGATTCTAAAAAAACTAGCCGTTTTTTCGGTTCTTGGAGGGATGCTAAATGAGGCGACGTCGCTTATCTAAACGAGGTTCTCGCCGTCTTTTTCGGCGTACCTCCAGATCTCGTCGTAGAAATTTTAAAAGAGTAGGACGAGGTGGATTTAGGATTTGACATTCTGACTTAATCCTGATACAATCGGTACAGGTGATTAAAATGGTTTGTTATAATCCTATTCTTATGTACCCAGTTGAAGGAGCGATTACGAAAAATGGAAAACAACATTATAGTTTTTACGGTAGCCTTGCCTCTCACCCTGAGCTTGCTTGCGATAGCCGTTTCATTCGTTGTTCTTGTAAACAATGCATCGGTTGTCGTCTCGAAAATAGTAGACAGTGGGCTGTCCGTGCTGTTCACGAAGCCCGTTCTTCGTCTTCTGCTTATTTCGTTACTTGCACTTTTGACGATTATCATTTGCCACGTGATAAAAGCTTAAGTAAGAAATTTCATCAGACATTTATGAAGAATCTTCGTCGTGAGTATGGCAGTGGTATTCGCTTTCTTGGCTGTGGTGAATATGGTGAACTTCATGGTCGCCCTCATTATCATTACATTTTCTTTAATATTAATTTTGATGACAAAATTTTTCGGTTCCGTACAGACGGTTATAGTACTTATACTTCTGCTCGTTTTGCCAAGGTTTGGAAATACGGCATGCATCTTATTGGTGGGTTTAGTTTTGATGCTGCTGCCTATGTCGCCCGCTACATAGTCAAAAAGCAGACTGGCAGTAAAGCTGCCGCTCACTATAAAGGCCGTACGCCTGAGTTTATGCTTGGATCCAATCGTCCTGGCATAGGCGGAAAATGGCTTGAAGAGCATGGTGAAGAGTGTTATGCTAACGATTATATTGTTATCAATGGTAGAAAAATGCGTCCCCCTCGTTATTACGACAAAAAATTTGATGAAACGCATCCTCACTGGATGGAGTATATTCGTAATAATCGTATTGAGAAGATGCTTCATAATTTGGAGAACAATACCTTTGAGCGTTTGATTGACCGCTGTCGTGTTCAGGAAGGTAAGTATAATCATTTTCTTGGCAGAAAGCTTGACAAGGTATTATGACTGTGTTATCATTAAGTCGGAAATGAGGTGATGCCTATTAGCGAATTAGAAGCTGTTAATAATTTCTGTCGTGAGCGTAATATTTCTTTTAATTACTCTTTTTGTGGTAGTAAATATGCCGCTTACCGTCTTAAACCTGATGATTCTAGAGTTATTCGTCTTGATAATGACTATTATGTTATATCATCTACGTTGCATCTTATGATTCGCAGGTATTTAGTTGCACTTAGAAAAGGAGATGGTTCCGCTGAGACTTTATTCCATTTATGATTCCAAGGCTGAACAGTTCAGTCCTCCGCAGGTTTATCACAACGATATGCTTGCTCTGCGAGCTTTTGAAGGTATAGTTAACGATGATAAAATGCTTATTAAAAAGTATCCTGAAGACTTTTCTCTTTATTATGTTGGCAATCTCGGTGACAGCGACGGTCGCTATTACGTTGAGAATTGTGACGAGTCCCACATTCCTGTCATGGTTGGTCGCGCCATAGAATATGTGCAGATTGTTGACAATGACTCTACTAAATGATAATCTAATAAAGAGCGTATCAGAAAAATGACGGTCTCGCAAGAGATCGTCTTTTTTTTGTACGCTACGCCCGCCGCGTCTAGGCGCCTGCGAAAGGAGGTGAAATTATGAGATTTAAGACAGCTTACGATCCTGTAGAAGAACATGACCATTGCGGTATTGAGTTTACCATGCCTTCACTTACAGTTCAGGACGAGAAAGATGAGACTGATATCAACTACATCGTAAATAAGTATGCAGATGGTCAGAAAGGTATCATGACTCTTGATCTCGGCGATAGTTCGCAATACGCTTACTTGCAGTTCGGAGATGCAACGCTTCCCGGCGACTACAGTACAGCGCTCGAGCTTGTATCCGGAGTTCGTGAAGAATTCTACAGTTTACCCGCTTATGTTCGAGCAAAATTCGGTCACGATCCTATGAATTTCATCGACCGTTTGAATGATCCTGCAACGCTCGAATATCTCCAACAACAAGGTTTATACGGTAGCAAATATACCTTTGATGAACCACAACAGTCCGTAAGTAGTGAACAAACACAAAAAGAAAGTAACACTTTAGAACAAAATAATGAAAAAACACAAAAATAGGCGTCACCGAAGCCAGTTACTTACTTGATGTAACTGGCGTAGGTGACGCAAAAATAATCTAAAACCTAATAATAATTTGCTTTAGGTTAATTATTAGGTTTACACTTCGAAGAAGGTGAAATTTTGGCTCGAAAAAAAATAAGAGTTCGAGGACATCGCTTCAGCGATGCTCCTGCAATGTACATGAAAAGGACTAAATTTGACCGTTCGCATGTTTATAAGACAACGTTTGATTCAGGTAAGCTTATACCTGTATTTGTTGATGAGGTTTTGCCTGGCGATACTACTCGTATGTCTGTTAATTATTTCGCTCGTTTGGCTACTCCTATTAAGCCTATCATGGATAATATTTATCTGGACTGGTTTTTCTTTTTTGTACCAAACCGCCTCGTTTGGGAACACTGGCAGAATTTCTGTTTTGAACAGGAAGACCCTGATGATAGTACTGATTATGTTATCCCTGCTATTATGGCTAACGACAATAA